AAGAACTTCTTCACGAACTGAACGAGGATTGAAATTTGGACTTACATCTGATTTGTAAGTATGTCCACCAACATTCTGACCTAGATTTTCTCTTCTTTCTTTCTCAAACTTGTATTGCTTTTTGGGGGATCTTTTCTTTTTAGGAATAGGTTTACCCGTAATACCAATTTCGGTTACATCTTTTTCTTCTTTCATTCCCCAAAACTTTTTAACAGGAGCGGAATTTTCTGCTCTCTTTCCGACTTCTCTTGCTACTTTATAAGTAATAGCAATATCTTCTCCTGCTCTTTTTAAAGCACTACCAATTTTTGAAGCAATACCTTGTTTTGTTTTAGTAGGAGTTGATTTCTTTTCTGATTGTTTTTCTGCTGCCTTTTTCGTTGCTTGACTTCTAAGAGCAGCAGTCATCCCTGATGGTTTTGATTCTGATGCTTTATTTTCAGATTCTTGTCTTGCTGCTTTTAGAGCACGAAGTCTCTTTAATGATGCTGCTTTTGGTTTTCCTTTGATTTCCTTTCCTGAAGCAAGTTTAGGTTCAATTTTTGCACCACCTGCTCTTGCTTCAGTCAAATAATATTCTTCTGCAATATCATATACAAAATTAGCAAATTCTTGTACACCAAGATCTTCAATAAGAATATCAACTCCATCTTCATTCAAACCCATTTCATAAAAATATTGGGCAGCAATTTGAACTTCTTCGGTAAGTTCTTCTTGTGAAATATAAATGGAAGAATATGCTTCCATTAATCCCAAAATTTCTTGATCTCTCATTTTTCTATAAAGATTTTTTAGTTATTTATAAAAAAGAAGAAGCGTCCCCGTGCTGGAGACGCTTCTTGAGTGCTTGACGACGTGCCTTTGCTTGTCGTAGTGCTTGAGGTTTAAGTTTTCGTTTCTGCTCCTTTTTGGAGTGATGTTGCCAATTCGGAAGTTTCATTTTTCTCCGTGAGTGAATCCATCCATTCTCCAATTCTATCAACAAGTCGGTCCAACCAGTCTTGTCCTTGTGCCACTTTATCTTCTGTCATAATTCATTTTTATAAGAGAACCCGTTTTTCTTTTCAAACTTAATCACACTATCAAACTTATCGTGCAAATCAGACTTGTGTGAAATAACAAAGATATTAGCATCTTTCACAACATACCGAATAATCTTTAAAAACTCATCGGCACCAAATCCATCAAGAGAAGAATCAAAAACTTCATCAAATAAGAGAATGTTGCAGTTTACAGAATTCTTCAGTCTTGCAACTTCACGCCAGGCAAATAACAAACTCAAATCGATTCTTGCCTTTTCACCCTCACTGAAAGAACTATAAGAAAAGTCTTCGTGAATGGGAGATTTAACACTTTCATTAAACTCTTCATCAAGTTGGAAATTGATATAAAAGTCCATCATTTGCAAATAACGATTTACTTGCTGATTGATGAATGGAAGGTATTTTTTGATAATTTTTGTTTTTACACCGTCATCCTTGAGTAAGGAATATGCAAAATCGTAATAAACGATTTCTTCTTTTTTCTTTGAAAGGTCTTCGAATGTTTTTTGGAGATTGGTTTGAAATTCTTCTAACTTCTCATGTTCAGTATTTCTGTTTGCAAGGTTTTTGGTAATAGTTTGAATTTCAGATTCAAGGTCTCGGATTTGTCTCTGGTTGAGGGAAATCCGAGTATTGTTTTGAGAAATCTCATGGTTGAGTTTCGTAATCTCCTTAGATAGAACTGTGAATTGACGCTCTCTCTCCTGTTCTAACTTTATAGTCTCCTCAAGTTCTTGAAAACCTTTCTGGAGTTCCTTTGCTTTATTTTGAGCGTCTGCAATTCTATTTAACCTAAACTCTTCTTCTATGGTTTGAGTGCAGGTAGGGCAGACCGTATTTTCTGTAAAGAACTTATGTTCCTTTGTAATAGAAGATACTTTCTGAGATAGTTTGCCTTTAAGATTGTTAAGCTTTACTAATTTATCTCCCGCACCAAGAACCTCTTCTTGTTCTTTTGTAAATTTATGAATATTTTCTTCAATACTGGCATTTTCAGACATATAAATGCCAACTTCGGAATCTAAATTAGTAATCTTTTCCTTGTTGGTATTGATATTGGCATTTCCACGACTTTCAAGTTCCTCAATGAAACTTTCTTGCATCTTAATCTTATCTTTGATGTTTTCCTTTTTAAGATCAAGAGACTTTACTTGCTCCCTCCTTTCCCGAATTTTATCTTTCACAAGATTATTCATTGCAGAAAAGATTCGAATATCCAAAAGATCTTCAATGACTTCTCTACGATTTGCAATTGTCAACTGCATGAAAGGAACAAAATTACTACTACCCAAAATAACAATCTGAGTAAAAGACTTGTAATTAAGTTTGAGAATATTTTCTTCTAGAATACGCTGCATTGCACGATCATCCGCTTCCCTATGAAGGGGAGATCCATTTACTACAATATCAAAAACATTTGGTTTAATTCCACGTCGAACCAAATATTCACGATTATTGATCACAAATTCAATTTCTACAAGGCAGTCTTTTTCATTGACTGTGTTAACTAATTGAGGTTTGTTAATCTTACGAAATGGTTTATTAAAGAGAACAAATGTAAGTGCATCTAGAATTGTAGATTTACCAGCACCGTTTGTTCCAATAATAAGATTAGTATGATGTTCTTGGAAATTAACTTCTGTAAAGGTATTCCCAGTGCTGAGAAAATTTTTCCATTTAATCTTTTGAAAGGTTATCATTCAATTTCGGAGGAATAACAATGTCGTTTGGTGTGACGACGGCATACTTGTAATTATACCTCTTACAAGTCAATATGGCAAGTGTATCATCCACTTCTACAACATCCATTTCAGTATCTTCTTGATCTTCAAGCATCATCGCATATCGAATTGCATCATCCTCCTCTTCAAAGAGAAAAAGAACTTTCTCACCGTATCTGTTTTGAACAGCGTATGCTCCGTCTTCTTTTTGATCTTTGAGAGTCAGAAGAAACATTACTCAACCTCGCAAGCTTCTGAGTATATTTTTTGAAGTATTCCTTTGATTACGGATTTATCGCCTTCAAATTCCGCTTCATCAATATATCTATTCAAAATAGAAATAGTGTTTTCAGTTTCTTCAATCTCAAAATCTTCACCTTCTTGAATTTCAAAGTTTTCTACAATTTTGAGTTCTTGTATTCCAGAAGAATGTAACTTATCTATAAACTTCTCAAAATTCTTAGGTTCGGTTTTCTTCTTTACAATAACCTTTACAATTTTACCTTGATACTCACGAGTATCAAACAATCGATAATTTGTATCCTCATAATAAACATTATAAAAGAGTTTATAAGGATTGTTGATGGGAACAAACTCTAAGGTATCGGTATCAAAGATATGAAAACCACGAGTATCATTCACATCATTCCAGAACATCTCATAGGGATTTCCTAGATAGTAGATTTTTCCGTTATTTGATCTAGTGTGATAGTGTCCCGAGAAGACAAGTTCGAACTTCTCAAATAGTTCGCTTTCCATACCATCTTCCATGACGTGTCCTCTATGAGCTCTAAATCCGTTGAGCTCAAGGTGCCCCATCGCACAGTTGCAAGATGCGTTTTGAATAAGTTTGAAAGTAGTTTCCTCATTTTCTTGATTAATCCAGGGTATAAACAAAACTTTAAGTTTATCCAGTTTAACTTCGGTTGCTTCTGAATAAACTTTTACATTTTCATATTGCCTCAACAATAAATCTACACTATTGACCGAGTTGGTATTTTTAAAATATGTATCGTGGTTTCCAACAATCATATGCATCGTAATTCCCATTTCAGCAATTCTGTTGAATACAACTTGCTTTGACCATTCCAAACTTTGCAAATCAATTGAACGTCGATTATCAAAAGCATCACCCATATGAATGACTGTTTTGATATTTTCCTTTTCTAGAGTTGGAAAAAAAATCTCATCATAAAACTTTTTAAAAAAGTCGTGAAGAAACTTTGAACCTTTTCTTGCCCCATAATGGGTATCACTAATTATAGCTACTTTCATTTAGATACTTGATTGCCTCACTCAAAAGATTAACATTATCATTAAAAAATCCAATTCCTTGATTACACTTGTTACATAACAGACCTCTAACTTTATTAGTTAAATGGTTATGGTCTATTGCCAATGCCTTTCCGGTTATACAAGTTTTTTTACAAATAGCACAAGAATTATTTTGTTTTTCTAGCATAACATCATAGTCTTCAATAGTCAATCCATAGTATCCCATCTTACGTTTTCTATTTTTATGCTGAACTTTATCTGGATTTTTCTGTCTCCAAGCAGATTCAATTTTTCTTCTACACTCTAAATTAGAACAAAGACCACTGACAGCGTATCTCTGATATCCACCACATTTACTACAAGCACGTTTAGAAATATAATGGGTCAATCCCTTTTCTTTTGCTTCTTTTTGAGAATTACTTCTAGTCATTAATCATACGTTAATCATACGAGTATTTATTATCTATTAGTCTTGTAAGCAACGTTGTCTTTGATGGTATTATAGTCCGAACTGCTTCCAGAAAGCAAGCTGTCGTCAACCATCATAACCTCATCAAAACCAGTTCGTTCAATGATCTTGGTTTTGATTTCCAGTTGCTTCTTCTCTTTCTGAATACGACGAAGAAAAGCGTAGTGAATGATTTGTGTAAAATATGCAAAAGGATTTTGTGACTTCTCTGGATTGAAATTATGAATATACTGCACACAATTTTCAATACCATCAGAGATCATATCGTCTCTGAACATATAGTTCACAAAGTTTGGTTTGTATGAAAGGTGAGTAGCAATTTTCAGAAAGCATTCTCCAAGATAGTTGGAAATAGGTGGTTTACCTTCCCAGTGCTTTGCCCTCTCTTCTTTGGGTTGCTTTGTTAAATCTTTATCATACATCTTTAAGTATGATTTTTCAACTTTAGTTCTATAAACAATTAATGCTTCAAGTAACTCTCTGTTGTTTACATAATGTTCTGATTTCTTCTTGGACATAACATCGGTCTTTGTAGATAAATTTTTGTTATGTACATTATAGCATACTTTTGGGGCTTGACAATACTCAAAAATATGAGTAGAATCTGTTTGTTCCCGTTGAAGATGAGACTCTAGCTTTCTTTATTATCTTTAAGACCTTTACGAAAAATATTCTCTAAGTTCTTTCTAGCATCTTCAACGGAAGAGATATATCCCATTTTATCTGATATCTTTACCTTACCATCTAGTTCGATATCAACATCTTCATCATTAAGATATCTCTCATAAAAGGTTATCATTTGACCTTCTTTTACTTCAGTCATAGTAACAATCTTATCGTATTTTACAATAAAGAAATCATCAGAAGGTATTTCCATCCATGGTTTTACCTTTACATATTGTCCGATATGATTTGTAATGACCTTCATAATGACAGGATTTTGAAGAATGATGATAGGATCTCCATCATTTTCATCAATGCAAACTAATGCAAAGATCTCTTCACCTGTAACTAGTTTGATTGCTGCGTGGAACTCTTCTCCCATTAGTTTTTAAGCGGTATGTTTACAATATCATAATTAAAGTTTTCTTCGTTATAGACTTTGATTCTTTCTATTAGATGATTGAGAGTATAATTTTTTCTTGACTTATAACTGATATCATCGGCAATGTCATATAGAGTTGCCTTTGTTTTGTTATCGCTTTTTCTTAGAACTCTTCCGATTGATTGGAGATTTCTGATTCTTGATTTACTAGGGGAAGCAAAGATGACATTATGTAGATTTCTAATGTTAATACCAGTAGAAAAAGTCCCGTAAGAAGCAACGATGATTGCATTATTTTCTTTCTCAGTGATTTCTCTGACTTTTTCTCGATCCTCAGTATCTACACCACCGTGCACAAAAAACACATGGCGATTCTCTGCGATACTCTTATTTATGAGATCGTATAAAGGTTGACCGTGACCTTCGACTCTTGAAAAGAGAATCAGAGTATTGCCTTTAAGATCTAGGGCAAGGTTACGAATAAATTTGTTACGTTTATCGTGATTGATAATATACTGAACCTCATCCTCAAAGGTCTCAAATTTATTCGGTGGGTGTTTCAATAGAAGAATATTGATATCCAGTTTAGCAACGTGACCCTTCTGCATCAGTTCTTCTGTTCTGATAATTTTGTATGAAGGACCAAATAAACCTTCTAGAACCCACTTATGTGTCTGTGTGCCATCAAGGGTTCCTGTAAATCCAAAACGATATTTTGCATCAGAAAGTTTTGTCATTATAGATACTAATGACTTCGATTTAAACTGGTGTGCTTCATCTCCAACGACCACATTAAATCTTGAAAAATATTGTCGGGGAAGTTTGTAGATGGACTGCCAGGTCGTAATGATCACCTGAGAGTCTGTTTCTCTTTCTTTTCCAGCATAGATCTTGTGGCAAAATGAACCCACATCCCACCCATAATCTGCAAAGTCTTTATACATCTGTTCTACAAGGGATGTCGTCGGAACGACTATCAGAGTATTTTGTCCTTTCTCAACGTAATATCGGACAATCGAATATATCATCAACGACTTTCCAGAGGCAGTTGGAGATATCAACAACTTTCGATTATGTTTTAAAGCGTCGTATACTCCCTCAACTTGGTACTCACGGGGAGCATACTTGCAAATAGAAGTCATATAGTCCTTTACGCCTTCCTTTGAAATCATTTCATTGACTTCAAATGGAAGACCATAAAACTTATTGTTTACAAACTCATAAGTGTAGTCGTGATTTTCACAGAAACGAGTGAGTTTATCTAGAAGACCAATATAGATCTCACCAGTCTGTGTATTAAATAAACGTATTTTTCCATCCCAGTGTCTGTTACGAAACTGGGGCATAAACTTAGCACCTGGTACGTCAAATGTGAACTGATCCGCAAGTTCATAATAGACGTGAGGTTCTGCTTTTACTTGAAGATATACCTCATTCTTTTTAGATATAACCAAATGTGACATACGTTCATATCAATACAAAAATATTTATTGACAATAAAAAAGAGGCATTTCTGCCTCAGTTGAATCCCGATTGGAACCTATGCCACTCGATAGCATTTTTAATTTGAAATGTTCGATTAGAAATAGTCTTAATAACTTCTTCTAAGAACTTCAACATAATGTCATAGTATCTTATTTTGAGTTCCACCTTACTTAACTTCTCATCGCCATCCATGTGCCTCTGCAATGCCTCTTTGTCCCGAACTTTATACGGAAACGGTTCTTCTTCGTAAACCTCTATGGGTGCCTTTCCGGTGTAGTAGTTATACCGTTCAAGTTTAACTCTATTGTAAGTCTCTCTTGCTTTCTCCCGTAACAAGGTGATTGTATTGTAAATGGTATAATACTTGGAGTGAAGTTGAGGAATTTTTAAAGACTCATCGTGTAAATTATCAGGATCAATGACAGAATCTCTCTGCCACATCTCCTGAATTTCATCAAGATTCATTTAATCGAACTAGTTATAGTGTATACAGTATACTTGAAAGATGCCTGTGCTGTAAAGTACTGGATGTCAGTTGGTGTGGCATCAAAATCAAGAGAACTTAATGAAGTTGGAAATAAGTCTAAAAATTTTACTTTTGCAACCTCTTTGTAGTTACTATTTAAAACTCTTAGAGTGCCATCACTAAATGCTTCCAACATATCTCTTTGACCTTCATCATCTGTGGTCAAATTTTTAAATTGTTGAGTAGTTTCTGGAAACCCGAGTCCAGTTAACCATTCATACACTGCAATATAATTTTCCATATTCTCATCAACAATAAACCTAAGAGTCAAATCTCCATAGGTTAATTTCTCACCTGGCACATCAATATCCTTCAAATATGAAGGTTGTATTGTAGTTGCAAGAGAAATCTCTGGTATTCTAGCACTATTAGCAAAGAAATCTACTTGGGGATATTTTGCCAAAGTAAATTTAAATCCAACAGTTGTTAGAAAATTTCTATTCGAAATTTGCCCAGGAAAATTACAATTAGACATTATTTTTTCTTAGTCGGAACTACCTTTGGAATGCTCATATCAACCTTCACTCCCAGATCTGGAATTTTTGGTTT